TCTGTAGGAGACATGTCTACAATCATTGTGTTGTGAAATATTATTTTATCCGTGGACTTAGAGTTATTTAGGTCTTTGGCAGAATCGTCCATTCTTCTAAATACATCCATCATCATATTTCTAATAGCATTTATTTCGGCATGGTCTACCGAGTAGATTGTAAACGATATCTTTTCGCAACATATCATCCAGTTTTCTTCGTAGGTGCTTCCTATCTTGTCATAAACAATGTGTGTCTTGCCGCTTAAAAATTGATTCATTTCTGGAGCCTGTTGGACTGGGATAATTGGAATTATTGATTCGCCTAAGTTGTCGCTGTAATATGAATTAGGGTCTACTAAACTATTTAGTATTAGTTCCTGCCATAAGTGCTTTCTAATTTCATACATTGCATCTATATTATAATTTGCCATTATGCTGCTCCTCCAAATTGTTCAGTTAATGCTGAGTCCGCTTGTAGTCTAATTGTACCTGGACTAAAAGAATAACGCACCTTGGATATAGAAGAAGGAACTCTCATTGCTTTTTCAAACTTAGACCCAAATATATTTTGAAATCCAGAAGCCTTAATAGAATGAGATACCATAGGTCCGCTAAAATATCTACTATACGCAAGGTCAAATTGATTAGTAGATGCTCTACCGCCTGGGCTTCTTACTGTAACTGACTTCCCCTTTGGCATAAATACAACTTCTCCATCAATCTCAAATACAAGCCTTTCAGCTGATTTTGGTCTAATGATAATTGGCATACCTTTTTCCATGACCGCAGCTTTATTTGCAAAAACATATCTGCTTTTTTGTTTTCTATTTTTTGTAGGAACTGAAGACTTAGATAATTTTAGATCGTAGTTAATCTTAAATGAAAGTCCTGTTGAATCCATTCTATTTAACTTAAATAATCTGCTAGTGGTTTGCCCAGTCTTATTCCATTCGTATACATGATGTAATGACTTTGGTTTTGTACGTGCTTGAGAGTCTATGAATAATCCAAAGTCTTGGTCTATTTGATTAAATATTGTAGTTTTAAAAAGTCTTTGAAATGCTTTATTTGACGTAAGCTTTGCTGCTACATTTGCTTGGTAATATAAGAATGCAGATATCTGTGCTACGTTACTGTCTTTGAGAACTCCAGCGGCAGCTGAACCGACCATTAATCTTTCTAGGCCAGAAGCTGCTTGTAATAGTGCTACTCCGTTAGTCTCCAATTATTTGATTCTCCGACCTTTTGGCAACTGAGTTATATGCCATAAGTGTTCCAAAAGGATCTGTAATAGGAGTTGAACTTACAATTTCAAATACTGTTGGTGTATCATTTGGATAATTTAATTCAAACCAAATTACATTATTAGAAGAATCTTTAACGTTAGTTATTTTTTGTCTATATGTAAGTCTTGTTTGTGTTCTAATTTCTATTGTCTGAGTATCTTTATATTTAGTTGATATAGACTGGCTATCTCCATTTCTTGCAGTAGCTGAGTTTGATATAACCCCTTTTGCAAAGCATGGGATAGTTTTTTCATATATCCAAGATTTCTTAATGGCACCAGTATTCTGGTCCTGATAATCTTCTTGCAGATATACATCTACCTTCATATTGAAAATAGAATCAACTAGGTTGTTCATCTTAAATAACTACCATTTTGTTTGTTACATATGGAAGCAATAGTTGATCGGCATAGTTATTGCCTGTTCCGCTAAATGCAGATGTATCATATTGGAACTGCCAATCAAATGTCTGTATGCTCTTTATATATTTATTGCGCCATTCTTTATCTTTAGAGAAAAAATCTCTCATTAATTCAATGCATGCAAGCTCTACTTCGTCTGGGACATGTTCCCATCCATATCTGCCAGCAACTCTGTAAGTACCGCCATTTATAAATACGCCTCTTCCAGCATCATTAATGCTTGGTGGGACCATTCCATTAGCGTAGTAAACGATGTTATCTAAAGCTTTTGATCTATCTACTCTTAATCCGAAACCACTATCAGATATAAAAATTGGCAAAGCAAAATTATTTATATGATTAATGTTATCTATTAAAAGCATATCATTTAAATAAAGTTCATGTAGTTGATTAATTTTATATGGCAAAGGTAAGGTATCTGAACCAGTAGAATATACAACATTTACATCATCATATAAATGAAATTGTTGACCCGTGTAGTTTTCAATTAATTTTCTTGCATAGCGTTCTGCAGCAGTAAGATCTGCAAATGTTCTATAATTTGGGTCAGACTGATCAAAACCAAATCCTAATGCATCTGCTGCTTGAGTTAAATCAGTATATGGTTTAACTACAAACAACTTATGCTCTTTTATTACTGGTTGGTCTTCTACTTCATATTCCCAAACCAATTTTAATGATCTAGGTCTATTTGTAAGAGACAATGGTGGGTATACACTGTATACTCCAAAGTCTGTGTCTATTTCTTCTGCTGTTTGTGTATGTAAAAGAGTTGCTGGATTAATAGATGGAGCAACTGCTGGGTCTTCAGTTATGTCATAAAACTTAACTGTTGGCAATGAGTCTGCTTTGGATATGCCGCCTTTCCAAAAGACTCTTTGCTTTATTGGAGCATTTGTTCCTACTATAATTTCCATTTTTTGCGATTAAGATTAGCCGTAATAATCCTGTACTTCTTTTGGTGTGGCTAAACGAAACCCCTCCTCTATATCAAAAATTGATTGAGCAGCATCTTTATGCATTGCTACAAATGGGTGGTCCTGTGTGAACGTGTGCCCCAAAATGTCATACCTAAAGTTTGCTCTTGTCATTCTAACTAGCACAGTATCTTCTGTACGTTCTGCCTTTGGATCAAATACTGGGAGGATTTCAATTTCCTCTTTTGCATCTTCTATATCTTTTAGTGTCTTAGCATACACTGCGTATGTAACACCTTCTTCTGATAGTGCTGCAATTATGTCCTGCTTGTTCTTAAGTCCTTCTGTTTCAACTGCAAAATCTTCTGCAATTGCTTTTAGCTCTCCGACTTTTAATGTGTCAAAAGACATTTATTACTCCTTTTTCTAGGTAAAACCATTATAGCATTGTATAATTAAAATGAAAAGCCCCCAAAATTAATTGGGGGCTTCTCCGAGATTAATTCCTAATTAGGAAGCAACCTTAACGTTCTTTACAACTACCCAAGCGTCTGCCTGCTCGATTTGAACACCAACACGAGTATACATTGTGTACTCGATTGAGTCCTTACGTGGCCAGAAGAAGCGGTAAACTGTTACGTCACGCTTTACACCAATTACCACGTTGTTAGGGAATGTCAAGTGGACATCTCCGTGTGATCCTGATGGGCTTGCATATGTACCAGCCTGTGTCTCTGGAAGAAGTGGAACTTCAACGATTGGAATACCAAATGCGTATGGAGCTACATATCCTGCAGGACCTCCTAGAACAGGAACATCACCACGGATAATGCCAGAGGCAATATCTTGTGGAGTAACATTCTGGATGTTCTGTGAGTTTGAGTATAAGTAATCTTGGATCAAGTTTGATCCTGCAAGGAAGCGAAGGTCTGTACGACGTTGCTTGTACTTACGTGGAAGAGCCTTTAGCGCTGAGTTAAATACAGCACGGGAAATTCCCGCACCTGCTGCATCGACTACACGACCAGAGGTCTTAGCCTTCTTTACAACACCATTAAATGACTTGTATAGTGCATCGCTTGAAAGTGACTCGTCACCGTTAAGAATAACATCTTCGATGTCATTTCCTGCTTGTGTTGCCATCAAACGTGCAATGTGATCTTCAAGATCGGCACCTTCAATATTGTCTTCTAGAGACTCAGTTGAAAGTTCCCAATCCATGCGAAGCTTCTTTGTTGTTAGAGAGATCTTTGAGAAAGTTACAGCTGAGTTAACACCTGTGTTGTCTCCTTCGGATGCAAGCTTAACAAGCTTTTCTCCTACTGACATACGATCAATCTCTGTTGTGTCTGACTTCATTCGAACTGTACGTGCGACTTTTCCAATTACGGTTGAATCGAACATATAGTCTAGGAAGCGAGCTGATTGTTCTGGATTTAGAAGACCACCGTTGCCGTTTTCAGACGCTGTGTGTACTCCTGCTCCACCTGCTGTTGATGCAAAACCAGTTGAGGCTGTTGTGCCTGCTGCAATTGCTTTTTCTAATGTTTCATTGCTCATATAATTCACCTACCCTAGTTAAATATTTCGTTTACGGAACCGAGGAAAGAACCGTTCCATTTTGATTTGTTTACTGCTGGTGCAACAGACCCGCCAAGGTCTGAGGACTTCTTGATTGCTGTATCGCCTTCTACGGCATCTACACGCTTTTGAACACCATCAATGGTGCCCTTTATTTCTGTGACAGCGGCACTAAGTGCACTGTGCTTTTCTGCTAACTCTGTAATTTGAGCATTTACGCTCTTGCTAAAAGTCTCTACAGTTTCTTTGATTTCTGAAACCTGTACTGCATTTGCCTCTGTAGCCTTGCTAAGAGTATCTGCAAAGAATCCCTTTAGGTCTACTAACATTTTTGCAAAATCAGGTTCTTCAACTGCAGCTTCTGCTTGAGGAGCATCAACTGACTTAAAGACATCTACAGAAGCAGAGTCTGCATCTTCCACTGAGTTATCAGCGTTTGGTGCATCTTCGACTGCAGGTGCATCAGATGCAACTACGGTCTCTTCAACGATTGCTGTTTCTGCAGTTACTACTGCTGAATCTTCAGCTGTTACGTTTAGTTTTTCCACTTCATTACCTCCTTGTACGTTTACCTGTTTTGCTATTGTTTGTATTCCAGGCAACGGAACTCTTGACTTCTTGAATGAAGCAAGAATCTTATCTATCTCTTTTGATTTGTTTATGTCTGAGCTTTCAACCCAGCCAATAAGCGTAGCTTCTTTTCCAGTAACTGGAGAAGCATATGTTTTGTCTGTCGAGATAAAAACAGAGTCGCTTTCTTCACAATAAAAAATATTTTCTGTAACTACATCTGCAGCCATTCCTTTAAATACAAGTTGACCGTTCATCTTTTCAATTGATATGATGTTGCACATTTCATTTGCTGGTGAATCAACAATTGATAATTCTATTAGATCGTAATCCTTAATAAATCTTACAGTCTCTCCTGTTGACTTATTCATTTCGTTGTCTGACTCTTTAATCTTTCCACCAATTGAGAAACCTGAAAGTGTTCCGTCAAGAACTTTTTCCCATGTATCTTGTGCACCCTTTGAGATGTATGATGTAACATACACTCCATTATAAAACTCTTTTGACTTTTGATCGTAGTATGTTTCTGGTTTAAAAGAAACTACTTTACCTACAGCTAGTGGCTGATGCATTTCTCTAAGATTGCCTCTAAAACTTTCAAATGCTTTCATGCTTGCTTCTGCTGTTACAACATCGCCTGTTTGATCTACGTTATCTAGTGTAGCAAATCCAGAAACAGTTCTATTCTCCCTATTCACCTTTGTGAATGGGACAGCTAAATGAATGTTTTGGCCGTCGGTGGACCACTGGGCTTTTTCAATGTTCATATGCTTAATTTTAATGGTTTATCTACTATAATGCAAATAGCAGTTGATTAGGTTTAGTCAACCTTTTTTCCATCACCTTTTGCATTTCTGCCTTCTCCGACTTTATCGGAAGATGCAGCAGATCTTTCTGAATCCCTGGCCCTAGTTTTACCAGCAGTTGCTTTTTGATCAGCAGCTTGCTGTGGCTTTAATTCAACCATTTCATCTCCGCCGTCAACAGGAATCATTCCTTTTCTAATTCTAACTTCATTCGGAGTAATAACCTGCATTCTTAAATATCTTTCATCTATTTGACTTTGGGTGTCTTCGTCAGTTAAAGTCAACTCTTCAAATTTAATTTTTAATGCATCTGTCTTTTCTTCAATTATTGAATTAATTCTTTTTTCAAGTCTCATTTGAGCTGGTCGGCAAACCTGCTCTTTAAATGTTTTATCTGCATCTCTAGCATTTGCCAAAGATACACCTTCTGGGACACCAATTTTATTAATTGGAACTCTGTGTGCCAATAGAATTTCATCTCTATTTGATTGTCTATAAATATTAAATGAAGACTCTTGAGCACCAGCTTCAACTGGCTCCATTTTAAATTCAACCTTATT